TGGTGGAACAATAGCTGCAAACAGAACTTTAAATGTTATCGGAGGAACTGGTGTTACTGCAAATGCAAATGACATCGCTATTGGTCAAGACGTAGCAACAACTGCAAATGTAACATTTAACCACATTAGTGGTAGTGGAAACATTAGTGGTAGTTTAGGTAATGTATTAGGATTTAAATCTGGTAGTTTCCAAGCCATTGACGCATTAGCTCTATCAGGTTCAGTTCAACAAGCCACACAAGCATTGATAAATCACGATAGTTTAGCAGGTTTTGTAGCAAACGAACACATAGACCATAGTTCAGTAAGTGTTGTAGCAGGAACTGGTTTAACAGGTGGAGGTACAATCGCTGCAAACAGAACTTTAAATGTTGTCGGAGGAACTGGTGTAACAGCTAACGCAAATGACATAGCGATTGGACAAGACGTAGCAACAACTGCCAATGTTTTATTTGCAGCAATTAGTGCAAGTGGTGATATTAGTGGTAGTCAAAGTGGTTCTTTCTTAAATGTAAATGTAACATCTAATTTAGAAGCTAATGTTGCTTCAATAGCAGGTAAACTTTATGTAGATGATATACACGGGATAACTAATGATACAAATAGATTATCATTAGATGACGATACTCAATCAGGAATAGGAAATGGAGTATCGTTAACAGGAGTCAATCATATTTATATTTGTGCTGACGAAACTAACAATGGTACTGGTGCTATTAAATTCCGAAAAGGAACTGACAATGATTTAGATTCAGGAACTGCAGTGCAATTAGCAGAAATTTCTAATGCAGGAGATTTAACTATTGAACAAGGTAGTTTATTCATATCAGGTTCTGAAAAAGTTTACTTTGGAGCTGGAAGTCATACTTACATTTCAGAAGATATTAATGATAGATTAAGATTCTTTACTGGTGGTGCAGAGTTTATGAGATTTACTGAAGATAGTTCAGACACTATAAACTTATATAAAGATACCACATTCGCCAGTTCTGCTTCTATGGCATCATTAGAAATTACTGGTGAGGCAGGACACATTAGTGGTAGTCAATCAACATTAAAAGGATTTAAACAAGCTAACATTACATCTGGTTCATTTGATTATATGAATGTTACTGGAAATGTAACAGCTTCGTCTCTTGAAACAAGTGGTGATGTTATAGCATTTGGTTCATCTGATAGAGAATTGAAAGACAATATACAACCAATTGAAAATCCATTAGATTGAAAATCCATTAGATAAAATGGACAAGATTGGTGGTTATACATTTGATTGGAATGATAAACAAGACACATACAAAGGACACGATATTGGTGTAGTAGCACAAGAAATACAATCAGTTTTACCAGAAATTGTAGCAACTCGTGCTAATGGATACTTAGGTGTCAAGTATGAAAAGATTGTTCCATTACTAATAGAAAGTATTAAAGAAAATACAAAGAAAATTAAAGAATTAGAAGAAGAAATCAATCAAATTAATAAAAATTGTGATTGTTTGAATAAGTAAGCTTATATTTATATATAAGTAAAAAAGGAGTTATAATGGCAAAAAAATCAAACCAAATTAAATTTACAAAAGAAGAACTTAGTGGAATTAGAGAAGTTCGTAATAGTTTCAACAACATTACGACAAATTTCGGTAATCTTGAAGTTCAAAGAATACAGACTGAACAAAGATTATCTGCTATTGAGCAACAAAAAGTCATAGCTGAAAACGAATATAATCAAGTAATTCAACAAGAAGTAGAACTTCTTAACAATTTAAATGAAAAATATGGTCAAGGTTCATTGGATTTAGAGAAAGGTGTATTTACACCAATTGAAGAAAAAAAATAATGTCCAAAACCACATTTTGAGTTTTTAAATTGATATTTATACTTACGATATAACCTAATTAGGAGAAACATAATGGCTGAAAGAATAGTCAGTCCAGGCGTATTTACCAGAGAAAAAGATTTATCTTTCTTACCAGAAGCTATTGGTGAAATAGGAGCAGCATTAATCGGACCAACAGAAATGGGTCCAGCTTTTGTTCCAACAACCATCAGAAACTTCGGTGAGTTTGAAACACTTTTCGGTAAAGAAACCGGAGACTTTTATGTTCCGTTCACTGCGAAGCAATATCTTCGTAATGCAGGAGCATTAACAATAGTCCGTGTTTTAGGATTGGGCGGATATACAAATGATACCTTCGTGCTTATCGCTAGTGGTTCAACATACGGAGTAAGAGCGTTAGCAGCATTAAAACCTTCAAGAGGCGCAGGAGCTTCACCATTTATTGGTGGACCAACAAGTGGCTCAATCAATAGTAGTGCTAATTCAGCAAGTGCATTTACACTTGAATTAGATACTAATAATGATGCGACAAAGGAAAGTTTTAGTTTATCTTTCTCTACGGCTTCAGCTAACTACATTACAAATGTATTTAGTGAAAACCCACAAGACAATAGTAAACCGGTATATGTATATTCCAACTTCCAAAATACACAAAATCAAGTTGCAGGAGATGATGTCATCACATTCGCGAGTGGTGCAAATGAAAACTTTTCATTTGATTACAAACCAGCATCAACACCAGCAATTCAATCACAATTAGTAAACGGAGCAAGAACAGACTTATTTAAAGTCAAAACATTATCACACGGAAGTAATATGAACTCTAAATTTAGAGTTGGTATTTCTGATGTTAAGAGAGCAGCAGATGTTGCGGGTAGTGATTTTGGTTCTTTCTCATTACAAGTGATTACAAACAACCCAGGTCAAAATGACGACGGGACAGTTTTAGAGAACTTCTCAAACATAAGTTTTGATGAAAATTCTACAAACTACTTACCAAGAGTAATTGGTGATAAATTTATCACTATTGACTCAGATGGTAAATTAACATCAAATGGTGATTACCCAAACAACTCTAAATACATTAGAGTATCAGATATAAGTAATCTACCAAATACTTCAAAAGAATTAGTGCCTATGGGATTTGATAAGTTATCATTACCGCATGTTCTGGTACTCGGAACACCAAGTGGTAGTGTTCACGCAGCAGCATTCCCAACTGCTTCTTTTGTAACAGGACAAACTAACAATCGTGGTTCATTTGACCAAAATGCTTATTACGGACTTGATTTTTCAAACAAAGATAGTCAGGCATACTTGAAACCACTTCCAACATCAGTCGGAACAGGAAACAATGTAACAATGAGTTTAGAAAATCAATTAGGTAATGCAGACGCATCAGTATTAGGTGCTACATTTGCAAACGCATCTACATTGATTTCTTTAACTAATTCAGCAATTGGACAAAGAAAATTTGTAATTCCTTTCCAAGACGGATTTGATGGTTCAAATCCAGCAACAGATATTAAATCTGGAACAGACATTGTTGGAGACAACACACAAGGATTTGACTTAAGTTCAGCTTCAGCAACGGGTTCAGTTGTATTTAAAAGAGCTATTAACGCAATCTCAAATCCAGATGAATACGATATTAACTTGTTAGCACTTCCAGGTGTTATTCACTCAATTCACTCATCAGTAACAAATCACGCAATTGATAAGATTGAATCAAGAGCAGACGCTTTCTTTATTATGGACGGCTCTCATTATTCAGCTTCTATTCAAACTGCGATAAATGATGTTCAAACCTTAGATAGTAATTATGTAGCAACATATTACCCTTGGGTTAAAGTGATTGACGAAGTGAAAAACAAACCTACTTGGGTTCCACCTTCAGTAGTTCTACCAGGTGTATATGCACAAAATGATAGAATTGGACAAGAGTGGTTCGCACCAGCAGGTTTAAATCGTGGTGGCTTATCAGAAGTAACAGAAGCTAAAACAAGACTAACCAACTTGGAAAGAGATGATTTATACGAAAATCGTATTAATCCTATCGCAACTTTCCCAGGTCAAGGTGTAGTAGTGTTTGGACAGAAAACACTTCAAGGTAAACCAAGTGCATTAGACAGAGTTAATGTTAGAAGATTGTTAATTAATTTGAGAAAATTCATAGCAAGTTCTTCAAGATTCTTAGTGTTTGAACAAAATACAGCAGCTTTAAGAAACAGATTCTTAAATATTGTTAATCCATATATGGAACAAGTTCAAGCAAATGCAGGACTATCAGCGTTTAGGATTGTAATGGATGATTCAAACAACACACCAGATGTTGTAGATAGAAACCAATTAGTTGGTCAAATCTTTATCCAACCAACCAGAACAGCTGAGTTCATTGTCTTAGATTTTGTAGTTCAACCAACAGGCGCAGCCTTTGATGACTAAACTATAAGTCAATAAAAGATAAGAAAAACCCCCAAGAAATTGGGGGTTTTTTGTTGTATAATGAGAAAGAAAATCTGCAGGTGATTTACACCAAATCACCAAAGGTTGTTTCTAATATCGTGAAACACTACATAACCCAATTCGGTTCCAAATTATCGTAGTCACCGAAAACCCACGAATTTAATTACTTAGGATAAATAGCAAAGGTATCAGCGTATTCTGCCAAAGTATTGTGTTGATTTCTCACGAAACCATATTGTGGTTTGCTACCACCACGATATCTAATTCTATAATTACCAGTCATCATCATATTCCTAATGGTAGGATTGAACCTATACATCATAGGAATACCCTTGTATAAAGCTTGTTCAAAATAAGGAGCTTCATAATCTTCCAACCTAACAGCCGGTTGATTAGCGTTAGCTTCATACAATTCCATAGGATTATGAGCATATCTATAATGAGTAATGGTATGAGTTCCATTTTCTACATACTCACCAGCGTCATTGTAATATCCGTAATGGTTTGGGATTTCCCTTGTTACCAATGTATCTTGGTAATCTCTCATATAAATACCCTCGGTATCAGTCGTTATCGTTTCATTGTTTTCAATCATTTCTTTTTCCTTTATCATTATCATAACACTATAATATACAAATACTATTTGTAAATGTCAAGCTTTTTCTTAACTATTTTCTTCAAAGAGTTCTTCTTCACAATCATCACAAAGGAAAAAGCCGTCTATTTCAACGCCACACTCTTCACATATTATCTCATCAATCATACTATAATATAGTTATTCCTAATGACAATGTCAAGCTTTTTATTATAAAACTTCAATAAAACTTCTAAAACTATATCATATTTACCATACACTTTTTTTAGTTTTGTTATATTTATTACTGAGTTAAATTATAGGAGAAATAAAGTGGCATTTTTAGACCCAAACGAAATATTTTTTACACCATTTGAACCTAAGATGAAAAATAGGTTTATTATGGAAATAGACGGAATTCCAGCATACCTTATCAAAACAATGGCAAGACCACAGGTATCATTTGAAGCAGTGACTCTTGACCATATCAACACAAAAAGATATGTAAAAGGAAAAGCAACTTGGTCAACATTAGAAATTACTCTATATGACCCAATCGTTCC